ACCGCTCTTCCGATCTACCTTGCCGATCGAGACACCTAAGTGCTCGAAGGCAGTGCGGTTCTTTAGGAGGTATTGTTCTTTCGCCTGGATGTTGTCGCCCAGTTTCTCCCATTCGGCAGACATTCTCTGCAGTTGTGTGAGCGTTGTGGAGGATGTTTTGGCGACCGACTCCTGAAACTCCTCGAGCGTTTCCAAGGCATCGGCAAGCGACTGCCGGGCGCCGAACAGACTTTTGGTCCAGGCAGTAATCTCTTTGCCATAAACGGTCAGCAATGTGATACCGACGACGAGGGCCGTCTGCCAGCTGACGATCCCGCCGAGCAGCTGTTTCCAGACCGGCGTGGCCTGCTGTCCGGCCTTGATGGCTGCCTGATACTCCCGGCGAGCCATGTTGATGTTATCGACCAAGATAGGTAAGTTGTTCGAGATGGCGAGAAAGAACATGTTCGCCCCCATGGTGAGCGAGGGCAGCTCACGTGCCACCTGCTGGATCGACATCTGCAGGCTGTTGAAACCGGTTCCGGCCGTACGGCTGTACGCAGACAGACGGGTCTGGGCGGTCTGCAGTTCATTATCCACGCTTTGGATCTGTTCCAAAATATCCTTTCCGGCCGAACCTTCACGGTCCATTTTGGAAAGCCGGGAATAGGCCTCGGTCAGTTGCTGCAACTTGCGTGTCAGGGCGACCACGCTGTCTGACGCCTCCTGTTCGGTGGCCATCTGCTGTTGCAGCTGCTGCATCCCCTGACTGATCACCACTCTTAGGTTGCTCTCCTGCAGCGCCAAGGCTGCTTTTGCCTGCGTATACCCCGAAAGGCTTATGGTCCCGGCCTCAAGCTCCCGGTCCAGCTGTTCCTGCATCGCGGAAAGCGAACGCAGACTGCTGATATTCTCCTGCATCGTCGTGGCGAGCTTGCGGCTCTCGGCGCTCATGGCGTTGTAGGCGGCCGAACTGTCGGCAATCAACTTTTTATAGGTCGTTGCCGCTTCGTCGCGCAGCCCCTTGATGCCGAGCGTCACTTTATTGACCTCTTTATCGATGTCGCCACGAAATTCAAAGGTGATATATACGGGATCTGTCTGTGCCATTTGTCTCTTTTACTACTTTAATCCGAAAAATTCAAGCTCCTCCTCTTCGCTCTGGAGTACCTCTTCTCTTTCTTTTTTCTTCCGCATCCGTCCCTGGTCGCTGATCATGGTCAAAACGACACACCACGGGATACGGTTCATGATTTCATCATACGTGATTGCCCCCTGCTGCACGAGGGTGTAGATCTGTCCGAACGGGCTATGGGGAGGATCATACTCCTCCTTTAACTCCCGGTCTCTGTCGGCTGGCTCGCCTCCGTCGGCTTCATCAGGTTCAGCGAAGCGACCGATGCGATAATGCTCACAAAAGCCTCGCTCGTGCTCATCAGCACGATGATCTTGGCCAGTTCCGCCAATCCCTGCATCGGCATGTGTTGCCGGATATACCAGGCGAGCGGACGGTTCAGCAATCGTGCCGACCATGTGCCACGCAGCAGACCATAGGCGATGATCCGTGAGGTGGTGACGCCGTGCTTGGCGATCTGTTCCAAGACGCTGCCGAAGTTGCCGTCATGCAGGTGCTGCAGGTCGATCTCCATCCGCGTGAAGAGCGATGACATCCGGATAAGGCTGCCCGCCGTGGGTAGCTTCACCCGGATGGGTACCGTCTTGCGCCCGAAGATCCGGAGCAGCCACGGGGCAGGGAGGTTTATTTTGAGCCGCCGGTCCAACAGGGCGTCGGCGGCCATGGCTTCTACCGGGGTCATGCCGTGGGTTCTCCTAATTTGTAGATCTCATAGGCCCCGTCTTCTTCGCTTGCCGAACTCATGGCGGTAGCGGTAATTTCGATCTGGGCGATCTGGTCGGCTGCCAAATTCCAGATAAACCGAGCGAGGATCTTCGCACGGGGGATGTCGATCACTACGTTATATCTGGTAAGGACACGTAGTGCCTTTTCGATCTGCACTACATCGCGTGGCGCTTTAAACTTGTCGACAGTGTATTTCTTGCCTTCGATGGTCACCTCCTGTGCCTTGGCGATGGATCCGCCGAAAACCTCTACCAATACATCGTTATCCCATTCTATGAAGTTGAGTTTGACCTGTTTCAAACCGGTTTCCGAACTCACTGTTTCCACGGGTACTGTCGGCTCTTCTTCCGAGTAAAAGTTGGTTACGGTGTCGGCTTCAGTTGTGAAACTGGCCGTTCCCTTAAAGGTACGTGCCAACTGTTTCATCTCGGTCGGCATGCCGCCTTTAGGGTTCACCTCCCCGAAGAGCGCTTTCTTCAAACCTACCGATGTTGTTTTCTTTTCTGCCATATCTTTCGAATAAATTGGATGATTACCATTAAAATGATTCCTGTTAAAATGCCGCCCGAATACCATTTGAATTTCGTCCAAAACGGTACGAGGGGCGGTTCCTTTGTCTTCTCCGTTTCCGCCAGCCGGTTCTGTGCCCGGCTTAGCTGCTCTTCGAGGGAGAACATCAGTGCCTCCAGGCTGTCGCAACGGGCAGAAGCGATGATGTGCCCGTCCCGGTAAGAGAGGCTGACCGTCGCCCGGCCGTTTTTCTTTGTATATCCGGCTCCGGTGGGGAGCTTACGGAGGCTGTCCGTCGGGACCCGGAGTGTCGCCAGGCTTGGTGGGATTATCACGGGGGTAACGCTGACCCTTCTGTCCCATGCGAGGCTGTCCCGTGCGTGCATAGTAGAATTGTGCTTTGTAGTCTTGCACGAGGCGGCGAGCAGGGCAACGATGGTAAGTAGGACAGCCTTCAATAAGTAACACAACCCTTTCAAGGGCCGACACTCTGTTTTGGATCTGGATGTTTTCATCTTGCAGCGTTTTATAGAGTTCCATCAATTCGTTCATCTGCTCCATGTCATCATCCAGGAGCTCGCGGAACGTCTTTTCACGATCCCTTTTCAGCTCCAGCCTCCGCCGGGGGATGCCGGAAAGCCACTGAAGCAGGATAAGCAATCCACCTCCTGCACCGAGGAAGTCGAAAAGCGCGTCCCATCCCATGGCCTACGCCCCTTTCTTTTTCTTGCGGGTGAAGAGCGAGATCAGCCATTGTATCAGGCCGGTTTCGGCAAACCCGCTTGCCGCGATACCGGCACCGATGCCATACATCAGGGCAATCTGCCAGTCGAGGTCGGCAAGGAAGCCCAAGTCCTGCCACCAGCCGAACATGCAAATTCCGACGCCCAATACCCAGTTGAGCGCCATTGCCACCCATCCCGGCATCGACTTCCAGAAGCCGCGGATCGCTTCGACGATCACCGGTACTCCGGCAACGATAGCCGCCAGCGAGGCGAAAAGGTCCTCGTAGTTTGTTTCCGGCACCCCGTCCGTCACTGTCGCGACGTCTTGTGCCATGAGCGACATCGACAGTGCGAGCATGCCGATGAGCGAAATGAATATCCCGTTGATTCTTTTCATACGTTTACATTTGAATTATTGTTGATACCTATTTTAAAAAGCCATTCTTGTACATCAAAGCTGGGACAGGCTTTTGCCGCCAGCTCGTTGTGCCCAACGATTCGCACGTGGGGAAAACGGCGGTGGAAATCCTTCACGTAAGCCTCCAGAGCTCCCCTTTGTTCAGATGTCCGGGTGTCCCGGGGAGTTTTCCCGTCACGCTCTACACCGCCGACGTACACAATGTGCCGGGCTGTCCGGTTATACCCTTTTGCCCCATTGGTAATCTCCCACGGATCGACCACGTCATCCTCGTTGTTTGCCACCAGCCGTTCCACCGTCCCGTCCAGATGGACCATGTCGGTATAACCGACCTGCTTCCAGCCGCGGCCTCCTTCATTTGGAGGGGCTGTGTGCCAACGGCGGATCTCTTCCGCCGATACTTCACGGCCTGCAGGGGTGGCGGTGCAGTGGATAACCAAGAGTTTCAAGGTGTAAGGCATGGGATCAGGATTTAAACCATTTCTTACCATCATAGCCCAAAGAGGCAGTTTCGCCACCTTTCACATCAATGCCGTCGATGGTCGCTTTCTTGTCAACAGACTTGTTGGCCAGTGTCAACGAAGCCCCGATGATTACCCCGTCACCGGTTACGGAATAGGTGGAATTCTCACTCGGTGTCACTTCTACCGTTTCTACGGGAGTCTTCATCGTAATGGTTGTCCCAGATACAGATGCTTTTGCGGCAACACGGCCATCCAACAGGATGACATCTTCACCCCAAGCAATATTGGTATCAGCTTTCATCAACATCTTGAAGAAATACTTTTCACCGGCGTTCGTCAGTTTGTCGATCTGGATCACATCCATGTCGTCCACCAGGTTGACACCCGCCCACAGGTTGGTATCGTAATCCATACCGCAAACCGTAGCCACGATCAAACCGTCGGGCCAGTTGGCCAGCGGAATGATGCGGATCCCCTTATAACGCTCCACATTCATATCTGTGTAGTTCGCCCCCTTGTTCGGCTGCTGTGTCAACTCTTCGTCGTAAGCATCGAAGTCTGCGATGCTCATCAGGATACGCAAACCCGGATTGCTTCTCAGTGTAACAGGGATAGCATCCTTGACCGCTTTCAGCTTCTTGATCATTGTTGTCTCTTTCGAGGAAACTCTTACCACATCACGGTCGGCCAACATACGGGTTACGATACCGTTGAACAGATGGTCGTCATCTTCACCATACACGCCGTTTACGAAATGGAAGCCCAACTCAAACTTCACCGACTTGGCCAACTCGCGGAGCAGGGCGTTTTGACCTTCCGCCGGAAGTTCGGCAAATACCAAGTTACCTTTCGGCTGCCAGGGACGCCAGATCTGTTCGAAGGTGCGCGGGTTGAAGGTCGTAAAGGCCATGAAATCTACCGGCACCAGTTCACGTTCGTCATAATCGAAGTTGCCCTTGCTGTCCGAATCGGTTGGCATCTCCTTGCGTTTCTGCAGCATCTTGCCGGTACGCAGGCGGGGGATTGAAAACTTCTTGGCCACCTCCGGTACAACGTGGATCAGTCCTTTTTCTACCAGTTCGTTTCCGGTGGCGGCACGGGTAAGCAGCATCTCTAATACCTCACCCGAATAGTTTGTTCCATTAATCTGAATCATATTCTGCAATTATTTTAAATTATCCTGAATTTCTTTCATTCGTTTTTTCCAAGGGCTCTCTTCTTTACCGCCTTTATCCACGATGTCGTCCATCACGCGGCGCACCGGCTTTAGCGATTTCAACGCAGCTTCTCCATTGACAGGATCAGCCTTCAACAAGTTCAGGTAGACCTCCCGTTGCACTTCTTTGATACGTCCGTCTTTCACGGCAGCATCCACCATCGCATTACGGGCAGCCTCGGCCGCATCCGCTTCTTTTTTCTCGAAATCAGCGATACGGGCTTTCAACTCAGTGTTCTCTGTTTCCAGTCCGAAGACTCTGCCCGCTTCGCTTACCAGATGGTCAACATGGGCGACCACCTCTTCATCGTTTGTCTTTGCGGCAAACGACGGTCTTTTTCTTAATTCATCTATCAACATATTATTTGGAGTTAGTCGGTTCTGCAAGATGTCATAAACCTGGCGCGGCGTACTGTCAAGCGGTATCGGATCGGCATCATAAATGCCATCGATCAACCCTTCCGCCAATGCTTCATCTGCCGTAAGCCAATGGTCGTGCCCATCGAAAAACCGTTGTTTGATTTCCTCTTCAGTCTTGTTGGTTCGCTTGGCGTATATATGAGTAAGTGTTTTTTCCAGCGACTCCATTTCTTCGATGTACCGGCGGATATCCTCTTTGCTGCCGTAGCAACCACCCGATACGCCATGGATCATCAGTCGCGCATACCGGCTCATATAAACAGGTTTGCCACAGGAGGCAATCGCACTCGCCATACTTGCCGCTATACCATCCACATAAATTGTAATGTCGGCTGCGGTGTTACGGATCGCATTGAAGATCGCAATACCTGCATATACTTCACCACCCATGCTGTTAATACGAACGTCTATCTTGTTGTAGGAACCCTCGATTTCCATCAACTCGCGCACGATGTCACCGCTACGCACATCCGCATCGTCCCAACTGCCGATAGCGCCATATAGAAGAATACAGGCTGTGCCGTCTTTCGATGCGATCATATTGAAAAACTGTTTTGTCATTTCGCACTTGTTTTGACACAAAATTGAAAGATAAAACAAAGCCTTGCAAATCGTATTTTTATGATAAAACTTTATAAATCAACTATATTAAAATAAAACATCAGCATAAAAAAAGGATTTGCGAACAAGCTGTTTTAGGGGCAATTTTGCTTAAAAAAGAATGTTATGGCAGAACTAACCAATTCACAAAAGAAAGAATATGCCGGGGTGCTCTACCTGCGCGAGAACTTGACGCAACAGGAAATTGCGGAAAAGGTGGGCGTGAGCCGGCGGACTGTGGGCAAATGGATCGCCGACGGTAAATGGGAGGAACTGAAAGCCGGTATAACCATGACGCGCGAACAGCAGATCATGAACCTGCAACGACAGATTGCCGAGGTGAACCGGGTGATCGGTGAACGCCCCGTGGGTGAACGCTATGCAACAACAACCGAGGCGGCCACCATCGCGAAACTGTCAGCTGCGATTGACAAATTGGAGAAAGATGCCGGACTGAAAGACCTCGTGAGCGCCGGAACCCGCTTTTTGGTGTGGCTGCGGGCTGTCGATATCAACAAGGCAAAGGAGTTCGGTGAATTGTGGGACCGTTTTATCCGTAGTGCGATATGATTGCCGAGGAAAGGGAAGCCCTGCGCAGGTGGGAGTCGTTCTATCAGGACCTCATGGCCGACCTGCCTATGGAGCACAAGAACAGGACCGAACTGGAGAAGCATAAGGCTTATCTGGAGGCTCATCCGATCGAGTGGATACAATATTTCTTCCCTGAATACGCACAGAGCCAATTCGCCCCTTTCCATATCCGTGCCATAAATCGGTGCTTGAAACATGACGAATGGTATGAAGTTCTGAGCTGGGCGCGAAGCCTTGCCAAGAGCACGATTGTCATGTTCATTGTATTATTCTTGGTGCTGACCCTGCGCAAACACAATGTAATGATGACCTCTGCCACGCAGGATGCTGCAAAACGGCTGTTGGATCCTTACAAAAAGGAACTGGAAAACAATCCGCGTATCCGTGCCTACTATGGCGAACAGGTGGGTATAAACAAATGGACGGAAGAGGAGTTTGTCACCAAGAATGACGCAGCGTTCCGTGCCATCGGCTATGGCAATGCACCCCGTGGTTCGCGCAACAAGCAGTACCGGCCGGATGTGCTGCTGGTCGACGACTTCGACACTGATGAAGCCTGCCGCAATCCTGACCGTGTGAACGATATGTGGAAGTTCTGGGAAAAAGCGGTCTACGGGACTCGCGACCCGGCTGTACCCGTACTGGTGATTTTCTGTGGGAATATCATCGCCAAGGATTGCTGCGTGACCCGTGCCGGAGCGATCGCCGACCATTGGGATATCGTCAATATCCGTGACAAGGAGGGGCGTAGCACCTGGCCGGAGAAAAACAGTGAAGAGGCTATCGATGAAACATTGTCCAAGATCAGTGCATCCGCCCAGCAGACCGAATACTTCAACAACCCGGTAAGTGAGGGGGAAGTCTTTAAGGAACTGACATGGGGTAAAATCCCTCCGCTCAGTAAATTCAAATTTTTAGTGGCTTACGGTGACCCGGCCCCGGGAGAAAACAGATCAAAGAAAAGTTCCACTAAGACGCTATGGCTCATTGGCGAGCTGGACGGGGTCTATTACGTGATCAAAGGTTTTTTGGATCGTGGACTTAATTCGGATTTCATCGACTGGTATTTCCTGCTTGATGATTATGTGGGAGGGAAAGTTCCGCTCTACTGCTATATAGAAAACAACTCTTTACAAGATCCTTTTTTTAAGCAGGTCTTTATTCCGTTGCTTTCAGATAAGCGCAAGGAGCATGGTAAAAATATATCTATTCTTCCGGATGAAGAGAAGAAGACAGACAAGGCAACCCGTATCGAGGCCAATCTGGAACCGGCCAACCGTGAAGGACGCCTGGTGCTCAATGTGGCGGAAAAGGAAAACCCTCATATGCAGCGGCTCGCCGACCAGTTCCTGTTGTTTACCCTGCAACTGAAGTTTCCCGCCGACGGTCCGGACTGTGTGGAGGGTGGAAAACGAATTATAGATCATAAAATACAGCGTATGGCTCCACCGGTGACGATTCCGGCAAGGGCTTTCCGCGCTAAAAACAAATATAGACTATGACGCATTTTATTGACCCTGAAGACTATGATGCTACCGTACATCGCGACATTATAGACTCATTGACCCGTGGCGACAATTCGATCCTGGATATTTGCGAAGACCGGGCCATCGCAGAGATGAAATCATACCTGTCCGCCCGCTATGACGTGGAAAATATTTTCTCCGCCCGTGGAACTGAACGACATCCGTTAGTGCTGATGATGTGCCTTGACATTGCGACCTATCATATTTACTCGGTCGGCAATCCGCAAAAATTAACGAACGGTATCAGACAGAACCGCTACGAGCGTGCCGTCGAATGGATGAAAGGAGTTCAAAAGGGATCAGTCAGTATTAACGGGGCGCCTCTTTTAGAAGATGATCTGCAGCAGTCCCCCTTCTTTTTGAAAAGCAACCCGAAACGATCGACCCGTTTCTGATCTGATTTAAACATGGTGTAAATCGAATTTAAAAGCAATAAAACATGAGCCGAAAAAAGAAGAACAGGCAAATCACCTCAGGAGGCTTTTTCAACCAGCCTGCCGGAGGCAACACTATATTGATAACCCAGGCTGTCAGATGGAATCGCGAGATCGAGCATTTCCAAAAGGCAGTCAACGAAGCCGACCGGATAGATTTCCCTAACCGGGTAAAATTGTACGACCTCTACGAATCCATCCTGATGGATACGCACCTCACCAGCGTGATCGGCAAACGCAAATCGGCCGTACTGTCGGCAAAGATCGAATTCAACCGTAACGGTTCGCCCGATCAGACGATTAATGACATGCTCGAATCACCCTGGTTTTACGAGTTTCTGAACGACCTGCTTGATACCGGTCATTGGGGGTTTTCGCTCTTCCAGTTCCGCAAAGAGAGTGACGGATGGCTCGGATATGATCTGATCCCCCGCAAACACGTGGAGCCGGTCCGACAACTGATCCTCCGGATGCAGACTGATATTCACGGTACCCGATGGGACGATTATGACGATCTGCTGTTCGTGGGTAAACCGCGAGCTTTAGGCGATCTGGTGAAAGATATTCCCTGGGTGCTTTATAAACGGGGGGATGTAGCCGACTGGTCGCAGTTTGCCGAACTGTTCGGTCAACCCATCCGCGAATACACCTACAATGCCGGTGACGACTCACAACGATACAACCTTATCAATGATATTTTTGATAGCGGGGGGCTTCTGTTTTTCTGCATCCGGAGGGAAGCAACCTCACACTGCATGATATCGGCAGCAAGAGCGGGACATCTGATCTTTATAAGGGACTGGCACAGTTTTGCAATCAGGAGATCTCAAAACACATCTTAGGCAATACGCTGACCACTGAAGCGGGAGAAAAGGGAACCCAGGCTCTCGGTTCGGTACAAAAGAAAGCGGAAGACCTGCTGCTGGAGCAGGACAAGCGGTTCGTGATGAATGTGCTCAACTATCAGATGACCGACCTGCTGGAGTCGTTCGGCTATCACGTGCGTGGAGGGAAATTCTCGTTTGTCTCACCCAAAAACACCGATCCAAAAAGTCGTGTCGAGATTATCTCGAAGCTCAGCGCTTTGGGTTTGCCTCTCGATCATGGCCAGTTATATGAAGAGTTTGGACTGAACATGCCGAAGGACTACGACCGGCAGATGGCCGAAAAAAGGGAACAGAAAGCAATACCGACAGCAGATCCTCTGCTCCCCGACAATAAATCAAAAAGAACAAAAACAAACGGGGGTAACAAGAAACATACCTTTGCCAACCTGCTGAGCCGTTTTTTCGGAGAGGCCCCCGAAGCGACCGGCAAGGGGGCTTTAGACTGGTGATGAACCAGCTCTACTATGAGTGTGACGAACCGATCATTGATAGCGGTGATGAAGAGGCTTTTGTCTTCAACAACAAAGTGTTGGAGGAGTTGATACGCAATATCTATCTGAAGGAGGTCGATGTGGTGAACGACATTGCCCTTGCCCCCTGGCATGAGTTCTGGCGCAGCTTCAACGAGGCTACCGACAAAGGAATCCGGTTGGCGGGATTCAATGAGGATGACCGTGGATTTTACCGGGAGCTTCGCTACAACAACGGTGTCTTTGCCGCCTTTCGCACCCACCGTCTGCAGAACGACATTGCCCGTCAGCTCTTGGATGAAAAGGGAGAGCTGAAGCCGTTCGAACGGTTCGCCTACGATGTGCGGACGCTGATCGCTCCGACACACCTCAAGGCATGGCTGCAGACGGAATATGCCACGGCGGTCAATCGGGCACGCCAGGCGGTGCAGTGGCGGCGTTTCGAGGCGAACCGGGAGGATCTGCCTTGCCTCAAATGGATCGAAAGTACAAGCATTCATCCGGGCGAGGACCACCGTGTGTTCTGGAACACCGTCCGGCTCATCGACGATCCGTTCTGGTCGAAGCACCGTCCGGGTGACCGATGGAACTGCAAGTGCGACCTGGAGGCTACAGACGAAGAGCCGACCGCGAACCCGCCCGAAGGTGGCGAAGCCGACCGTCCCAGCCCCGGACTCGACAATAACCCCGCCAAAGATGCCAGGCTCTTCAGCGATTCGCACCCCTATATCAAAAATGGATACGAGGGAGCAAGAGAGGCGGTGGAGAGGCTCATAACCGAACAGACGATTTTCGGAAACGGCTACGTATTCAAAGAGGATATCAAACGCCAACGAGCGGAAATACGCGAGTGGGCCAAGGAAAACCTGATCGGGAAACAGATGTCCGTTCCGGGCTTGGATATGCCCATCTCGTTCACCTCGACCGGGATCAAGGAGGCATTGAACCAGCCTCATAAGTATTTACTGGAAAAGAATGAGGCAGTAAGGTATATCAAATCGTTACTGGAAAAGGGGAACTATGTCCGTTTTGATCCGGATGTCAAGGATAACCAAATGGTAAAAGGATATCATTATTATAAGATAGAGATCAACAATGAACCTTCTTACGTAGTAATACGGGAATTAAAAACTGGAGAATTAATGTTTTATTCCATTGTCGAAAAGATAAAAAAGAAAGAGTGACCGAAAGCCTTTAGCGAAGGATATGCAATCCAACCCAGTACAATCGATCACTCTTCTTTTTGCAAAGGTAACAATATAATTTACAAGTCATCATTCATCAATCAAAATTCTCATGGATTTAAACCAACTAGTTCGCAAACTGGAACAAAAGAAGTCCGCCCTTGTTGCTTTCCGCGACAGCCGATGGCCGAAGCGGGTGGGCGAAATGGCGATCAGTCATTTCAAGCGCAACTTCCGTGAGGGAGGCTGGTGCGATAACGGTTCGGTCCAGAAATGGAAACAGACACGCCGGCAGGAACAGGGTGGCAAGGCTGCCTACTACAACCGTACCCCCTTGCTGAGCGGCAGCAACAACCTCTATGGCGGATTCACCTACAAGGCCGGTGCCGGTAAGGTCATCGTCTCGAACGAGGTGAAATACGCCCCCATCCACAACAACGGAGGAGTGGTCACCCACCGGATCACCCCACGCATGAGACGCTATGCCTGGCACCGTTTCTTCGAAGCCGCCGGAATCAAAAAAGGCGATTCGCCCAAAGTGCGCAAACGCAAAGAGTCTGCCATGAACCCGGCAGATTGGATGTGGAAAAGGCTCGCCCTGACCCCCAAACAGACTTCACGGGTACATATCCCGCAACGCAAGTTCATGGGGCACAGCAAAGAGTTGCAACAAAAGATAAACGAATACACTGAAAAGGAACTTAAAAAATTGATAGGAGACTTTTAGAATGGAAGAATTATTCAATTTGATACAAACTGCCGTAGCTGACGGCATGCTTGAACTGACTTTAGTGGATGAAGATTACGGGCAACTGCAGACCGACGAAGATACCTACCCGGTCACGTTCCCCTGTGTGCTGATCAGCGTGGACAAGGTGGATTGGGAGACAGTCACCGACGATTACCAGCGTGGAACGGCCCAGATCATCGTGAAGCTCTGCATCGACTGCTTTGATGACACCCATTACACGAGTGGAACGGCCGGTAAGGTGGCGGAACGTATCGCAATGTTCAAGCGGTTGCATGAGATTGTACGGCATGTGGAATCGGAAAAGGCGACGGAATTGGAACGCACCGGGTCGCGCTGGTATTCATTGCCGGGAGCCATCAAAGTGTATGAGAGTACCTACGAATGTATCATGGATGAAGAACCGGCCTGATACTGGCTATCCACCGGGGAAGAGCGTGAGTTGACGGGCGTTGATCCGCGGCTTGCGAACTTTCGGAACCGGTTTCACTTCGATATCGGTCAGTTTGTCGCAGTTTTGACGGATGATGGCCATGATGCGGGCTTCCGAGATGAAGAACTCCTGTTCGGAGAGGATCTTCAGGGCATCGTCAAACCGCCGGCGCTCGATCTCCGTCCAGTAGTAATATCGGCGTATCAGCGTTTCATCGCGCAGCGATATCAATCTTTTGTTTCTTCCCTTAGACATGATGGCACAAACTCTTTATCGCAAAATTACATATTTCCAATTGAATAACCTTCTTTCCCAGTCAAAAACATATCCGCCCCCCTGTTCCCCTCGCCCTTTCTATATTTACTCCCAAAATGATTATTTTTGATTTTTCCTGTTCTTCCTTCTGTGTCTTTGATACATTGAAGAACATTGGGGATTTGTCCTATAATCTTTCATACTCATGAGCTATATTCAATTTTTTCGTGATTTGAATTATTGAACTAAAATGTTTGAACTGAAAATTATTCAAACATAAAAGGCGGTAAAAAATTACCGCCCTATTATATATTGCGAATTTAAAGATTGCTATTTAACTACCTTGTATTTATTTTTTGTATATGACTGTCAAACTCAGCCATATTTAATATAGCTCGTCTTATTGAGCGATAGTCATTTTGCGGGACTTTGCAAAAATCATTTTCCCCATTTTCATCCTCAACTTCAAATAACCCCTTTGGATTACGAGATGTATTTATCAAATCGACATAACACCCATAATCAATAGAGTATACATTATATCTTATCCCAGGCGTATCTCTACTAGAAACACTTTGTTTGATAATATGCAAAACACGAGCATCATATAAAAAATCTATTAATTCATGATTTTCATCACTTTGTAAAAGAAATGCTCTAGCATGACGTTCGCCTATAACAGTATCAATAATCCAATTTAAAAGATTTCGTGCTTCCTTGTATGATTTTACCGATGCTTCTTTATCTTGATTGTACCATTTTTTTGCAGCTTGTCTAATATTTGGCACAGAAACTTTATTATAAAAGTCATTTGTTACGGCAACAGATAATATATTAAAGGCATCTCTAGGAACACCTTCTGCAGCACGAGCTAATTCTTCAAAAGCTGCTTCTTGTGTAAATAAATCAGATATTAACTTAGTAGAATCATTATATTTTACTCCATCAGGTAATAAACTATTAATGTGTCTATAAAGCAATTCTTTAAAAAAGAATAAAGTTTGAACATCATTATTGTTAAATACCATATAGTCATCAAGATTGCAACTGTAAATATCCGCGCCAATCTCTAAACCCATATATTGTTTATTGTCAATCTGGATTTTTAAATTGGTACGATGTTCGATTGCTCCTATTTTTATAACAATATTATTTAATGGTGCTAAAGTTCTCCTTAGCATGTCTGATAAATAAGGCTGTAAATCATATGGTATTTCTGAAAATTCATCTAAAATAATCCATATTCTATGGGGAGAAAAAATGGATAATAAATCCTTAAATAGATTCATGATTGAAGGGAAATGCAAATAACGAACAGTTGTTCCATGTTGTGTAATCTGTTCAACTTTTTTATCTTCATTTCTTTTAGATGTTCCAAATTCTAATCCACTTGAGGTGCCTATTGTTGCTTGTAATTCAAGTTCGTTAGATTTAGCCATTTCTATCCTATTTTCCACAGTTGTATCACCAATAATACTTATTTGACTAAGCTCCTCGGATATTTTTGACAAAATAGGAACTGCTTCTACTATATATTGTTCTTTCGCTGTATCATTTTGAGTGATGAAAGAATTTATTTGGTCATGAATTTCCGAAAATATATCAATAACTAATCTTGTGACTCGTTGTTCAATAGGTAATTGATTATTAGTGTAAATACTATTAGTTGAACCTAATATTCTCAGATCAATATAAATTGGACAATCATATTGTTTCTCTAATAAAGTACATAAATAGGATAATATATGAGTTTTACCAGTACCACGTCTTCCATACAAGATATGATTGTCACATCCTTTTAAAAGAGGAAGTAATGAACCCAAATTAACAAATGTTTCAACAAGTGTATTTTTATCACATTTATCTGCACGCTTTACGATTTGTAGAATTGCACCATTTATTTCATTTTCCATAATATTCTTGTGTCTTAAGAAATACAAAAGTAATTAAAGTTGTACATAAAACCTATATCCCCCCCTTAGACTTAAAGAAAAAGTTATCTCTTAAGTTCAATATTACAATTCTATTCTTTTAATTTGTAGGTTGTTTTACAATCGTGCTAATCTCTCATTCAGGCATTCGAGGTAGGTATACATCGCGCCAGCCTGAATAATGAGCAAAGATTTTTGAACTGGATCAATATCATTGACCTTCTCACTTTCATTGAACACATTTAGCTTCGTTAGCTTCTTTTTGAGTTCATCACGTTCTGTTTCCAATCTTGATTTAAAATCGCTCATATGAATATGGGTTTTACAAAGCCGCCCAAGGTTCAGTTCTTTTTAAAGTTGAATTAACTATTTAATAAAGTTGAATTAACTATTTAATAAATCATATAGCTCTTTCGCTCTGGAATATGTGTCAAATCCTTTCACATTCCGCCATTTTCCGGAGAGAAAACCATTCTCATATACTTGTACCCAGTAAACTGTTATGGGGATACAGCCGTTATAAGCATCGCCTCGAATTATTCTGTATCGCTTCATGTCTTTTTAAATTTTAAGCCATCTCAAAAATATTTTGAGTGGATCTCGGTTTATAATTTATCCATATAACTTCCTGTACTTCGCTGGATCGAATGTTGTTCTTTTTGACTGGAAACTTGATCATTGTCCAGTCTCCGTATAATTCTTGCATAAGAGGACAGTCATAACTGCTTATCATCGCTTTCCCTTCGATTGCATGTAATCGAAGGGAAAGCTCCCGGTGTTGTTCCTCTGAAAACTCAAACTTATAATCGTTTGATGAAGCACGACACTCAAGCGGATATGGTGGATCTACATAAAAAAAGGCATCTGGAAAATCTAACCGACTAATGCAATCACTATAATCTAAATTGGTTATCTGAAAGTTTGAGCGTATTACTTCTGCAACATCATGAAGCTTCTCAATCGCATTATTCCATCGGGAAACTGTTTCACCGCCTTGAGCATTTACGTGTTGTTTTGCGCAATGCCATCCCTTGTTCTTGCGTTGTGCACCCAGTCCGAAAAAAGACTGACGGATGCGAACATAAAATCTTCGGGCCTGCTCGATCTTGTCTGCAGATGGTTCCCAGGAATTATTGTATTCCAATTCGGAACAGGGAGTGAGCAGTAGTAGCCGTATCAATTCCAGTTCATTATTCCTCAATACCTCAAAGAAATTAGTGATATCGGCATTAATTTCGTTGGCCGTCTTTATCACTCTTCCTTTGTAATTGAGAGATACTACCATGCTTCCAGCAAAAAGATCCACCAAGTGAGTAAATTTATCGGGGAAGTATTTGTATAAATATTCCAACCAGGTAAACTTACCTCCGAAGTAGTTAAAGGCTATCAGCTTATCTTTGTTTCCACTCATATTACTTCATTTCTATTTAGTTGTTAGTTTTTATTGTCTTTTACTACAATAGCACATGTAACCATCATTTCGATAGAGATAACAAGAAGTCCAAGCCAAAAATTGATTTTAAAAGCCACTGCAGCCAAGACGGCAAGAAACAATATGTAACCAGCCAGACCTATTAAGCCAAAAATTTTTTTATTCATACCTATACTTTATTCAGATTCTCCTTCCATTTCTTTTCCTCATTCGTTATATATTCATAAATCTCCGGCCAGGTAGGCAGACCGCCCACCTGCTTGTCATCGATGTAGCAATGGGCATAAATCTTGCGGGGATCATCGCCATAGCGAGCGAGGTTCTGCGGTTCATGGGCATTGATGCGGTCAAAGGGGATACCTTGCTCCAAGAGCCAGTTCAGAGCATCCTCCAGCCGCTCACCCCGACGACAGGTCCATAATATAATGTAATGGCCATCGTCCTTCAATTTGTTCATCATCTCTACCGCGTATGGTTTGGGATTCCCGATTTCAGGATAGGGCCCCATTGAGAGGGTTCCGTCAAAATCAACTGCAATAATCATACCCCGTCCTCCATTTTATTGGCTGCCTTGATTTCATACTTGTCGTAATAGACCCGTTCACGGTCGGTGAAGCAGCGGTCTGAGATCAGGTCGAGAAGCTTCATGAAGTTCAGCTCATTGCCGACGCGCAGGTCGGCTCCCTCGAAGAATACCCTTACGAACTCACGATAAGCCTTGATGGCACGGATCAGCTCTCCCTTGCGGTGTTCCCATTCGGGGACGGGCTTGAAGCCCCGGTCGCTGAAGTAGGCAAAAAACATCTCGATATGATAGATCGCCAGGTCGGCCTCGTTGAGCGACAAGTGCAGGATCTTACCGAAAAAAGCCCGTTCGGCTCGATCCATATTGCGGTTGTCGTCGTGGAACTGTTGGTCGATCCGGGAGTCTTCAAGCTCCTTTTTCAAACGTGCTATGCGCTGCATGGCCTGCTGATGGCGGGCGTAGTTCCGGTTTCGGAGACAGGAGGCGGCATCATTCATCGCCTCACGCAGCTCCTGCTCGATCAGAAAGACCGGGCGGCATTTGTGCCGATTGGCGGCACAGGATTGTTTCTTCTTTTTCATCTTAAAATAATTTAGGTTCTTTTGATTCGTTGATATACTCCAAAAGAAGGTAGTCCAACTGTTGTACCTCCCAGTTGATGCCGGGGCGGTTCCGATAGAGGTTACGGATCAGCCGTCGGCATTCTTCGGGCATGAGGCCCGAGTCGAGCTTCGCCATCGGGAGGTTGATACGGTCGAGTGTGATGGTCGAGGCTTGCAAGATTTTCGCATTGCCTTTCCATATACCTTTCAAATAGATTTGCTTCACTGCCCCCGATGGCATTCCTGACCGGATGATGCAGGCGGATCGTCGTGAAACATCGGCAGTTCAACTTGCCATTGAAGTTCTCTTCAAATTCCAATCGTTCGTCCATGACTTTGTAATATTTTCCTGTTTGTTGTTTGCATTTGAAACAATAGACCATCCACTTGTTCGAAGTCCTCACCACCCGGCAGACGGTGTACCTGAAACCACAGGGGCAGACGTATATCCAGCGACCGGGGGTGAGGGTAGTGGATTTTACCCGTTTTACAGTCGGTTGAACGACGGTTCGAGTTTCTTCCATACGCCCATCTTGTCTTTCTCGAAGAAATAGAAGTTGGTCGCCGTCCCTTCGACCAGGTGTGACTCCTTGAAAAGGTTCATGATCGCGGTATATTCGGGATCATCGAACTTATCTTCCAACTCGTAGAGTTTCGAGATCGACTTATAGTCGAGATCACCATACTTGTTGCGCTCCAAAAGCGTCATCGCCAACTGGTACATCGGGTCGTCGCTTCCGGCATCCTTACCCTCGATCCACTGCTGCAGGAACTCGATCAGGCGCGAAGCGGCGATATCGGCACGCTCATCAAAACGTTTCACTTTGTTTGACCTCACTTCGATACGGAAGCACCCCTCCTGGACGGTGAACGACATCTGTCCCTCGCGGCGCAACTGGCCGTACTCGGCGAGCACTTGGCGGAACGCTCCGATTTCATCCACGCAAAAAGCGTGCAGCCCTTTCACTTCGTCGCACACGGAACGCACTTTGTTTTCAACTTTCTGTACTAATTCAGCACGGATGCCTTCATAGGCGGCACGTTTGTCCAACGCCTGGCGGTGTTCTTCTTCTCTTTTTTTAGCCAACAAGGCTTCTAAATCTTTGCTTGTAAGTTTGCTTAAATCTTCCATTTTCGTTTGTTTTTAAAAGTGTTATGTTTTTGAATGATGTTTTTTATACTTCATGTATTCGTGGCGGAGGAAAGCGAGCGACTGTTCCATCTGCTCGATCTCTTCCTCCCATTCGCGGAGCAGGCGGCGCTGTGCCTCCATGTCGGGCGTGGCACGTGTCAGCAGCATCTCGGCAAGGAAAGCCGCGTCTTCCTTCAGCTTGTCCTGCCGGCGGCGGATCTGCTGCCCGCGCTTTTCGATCTGCTGCAATCTGACTTTTATCGGGATGTATGCCATGGTCCTTAGTTTTTGCCGATCGGATGGTCCAACTCGGGGTTGCCCTCTATGCTTACGCGGTTGCGCTTACAATAGAGGTTGTAAATAGCGCTCAGCTTGTCGTCCGGTATTGCGTTGAAGTTGCTGCAGTTGGCCGCCCGGCAGGCGATGCCCATCACATAGCGCAGCTTGCATTCGCGGCTTTCGAAGGTGTAGCCCAATTTATCCACATAGGTGCAGATGGCGGCGATCACCCGCTTCGCCGACCGGTCGCGCCGATACTCGTAGGCCATCTGTTTTGCTTCACCCTTGGGCTTCATCGCATCGATCATCCGGCTGTATTGGGCCGGGAACTTGGTGTACATCTCGCTGAGCGAGGTGGTACGCCCACCGCTATGCTCATATACGAGTCCTTCCTTGATCACCTCCTTATACCGGGGATCGTAGCCCGGTGTCTCCTTCAGCAGCGCCCAGAAAAGGGCGTGCGAGGGGAGACGTTTCTTGGTTTGTTTCTTTGTTGTTGCCATATTTTTATAATTGTTAATTGTCAATTGTCCTGTCCCCATGTATCAACGACGCGGTCTCTTCGTCGATGTCTATGCGTCCGCCCTCTCCGTCACCGCGAATGGTAGCGAACGCCGCCAGCCCTTTCACGTGGAAGATTGCGTAGGCCATCTGCTTGGCGCGCACGGCGGGCGATCCTTGCGGCTCGCCTTTGTCGTCCTCATGGGCGATGAAGATGAAGAGCGTGCGGGGAAAGTCGCGCACTAAGGCGATGATGTCTTCGGCCTTGATATCGGTGTAGACCGTCAGGTTGTCGATGAAGATGATCCGTTCGCATTTGCGGTTCTCTTTCATCTCCTGCCGGAGGTCGTTGATGGAGACGAACGGCCAGCTGTGGAAATTGCGGTCGCGCTCGGTGATGCCGACACGGTGGACGGCTTTCGTGTAGCTGCTGCCCGTACCCTCCTCGGCAGAGATATATAACACCGGTTCGATCTTTGCCAGCGACTTGGCCAGCTGCAAGGCGAAGGTGGACTTCCCGTTCTTCTCCTTGCCGTAGATGATCCAGCAGCCGGTACGCTCCTGCTCACCCAGAATCCGTTTCCATTCACCTAAGAATGGCATGTATTTGAAGCGTTGCGCGTTCAGGTTGGATACAGATAATCGTCTCATGTTGATTTATGATTTATTCTTCGTTTAGGATCAGCAATGTCTCGGCACGGCGCAGACCGGTTTCCGCCTCCTGGCTGTCGGTGGCGAGACATTGGTTTACGATTTTGTTGATTTTGTGTTTATCTTTGATATTGACCGACAAGACAGTGCCGATCAGGTTGCGGAAGAACAGTTCCCGTTCGCCCGGTTCGTCAGGGACGATGTGGTTGTATTTTGAAGAGAAACGCGAGAACAGCTCCTTATAGGACTGTTTACGCGAGGTACCCTTGCCTTTCTGGAGCTTTGTGCGCAGTCCGTCCGACCCCATCAGGTACCAGCCGCAACAATCCTGCGTGCCGTTCCAGAACTCGTGCAGAAGGAGCAGCGAGGAGTAGGATAATGCTCCGGCCTCGTCGATGATCACGATTGGATGTGGTAGAATGTTCAATATATACTTGGCGGACTCCTTGACCTCTTCCAGTGTACCGTCCAGCTCGCCTCCTACCGCCCGGGCGATGGCACGGATCAGGCTGCGCTCCTGGCGGCATTGCGTGGCGTCGATGTAGAAACAGTTCTTCAACGTGCGCGAGAGGTAGCGTGCGGAGTAGGTCTTGCCGATGGCGCATTCGTCGACAAACATCATCGATTTGGAAAACTCCTTGCAGAAGACGATGTCCTCCTCAATCATGGTGAACACATCGGTACGCGCCATGTTCCATTTCCGCTCGCTGAGCGACACCCCCAGGTTGCGACCCAGCTCCAACCATTTGCCGGGATTGATTTTCTTCTCGACCTTCCCCTTCTTGATCTCGCTGTACACACTCTTGTTGATGCCGTATTTCTTGGCAAAACCGGAATCGCTGCCGTCGTACCGCTCGCGGGCTTCCCGGAGGGCTTCGAGCACTTTCTTTTTAAATTCGTCTGTCAGTTCTATCATTTCTTTATTATGCTTTATATATTTCCATTAAATTCTATTTTTTAAAGGTGTCGCGAACGATCTTCGATTGCTGTTCGAACCGGGTTTGAAATCCACTACGACCGGTTCTTTTTCCGGTCCGTCGTCATTCAGGATCTCAACATCTTCGACCTCTTCCGGTTCGTAGCGGGTCAGGCCCGGCATCCGGAAGTCGTCGGCAGTGGCAGGGGTGCGGTGGTCAAGCACGGCGACCTTCTCGATCTCGTGGTAGCGGCGCCGGCTGTATCCTTCGAGCGTACCCCGGTAGCGGGCGAAGAGTTCACGGTTACGAGCCTGCTCCTCGGTCTCGCCGATCTTTGAACGGGAGGTGACGGGCTGTTCCACCAGCTCGCACACCACGCGCCCCATGCCACTCAGGCAGCACACCGCCGCCAGACATTCACCGTCGTTGCCGTCGAGCCAGTAGATGTCGACCGACTTTCCGGCCAGCACCTGCATGAAGCCGATCAGTTTCTCGCCTGTGGCAATTTCGCCTTCGTCGGCCAGAAGGAAGACCGACTTGCGGAACCGTACCTGGCCCGCCATGCTGACTGTACTCTTCGTTACGAAGCCGAGAGAAGGCAGAAGGGCGCGGTATGGGATGGGACGGCGGTTGGCAGGGTGCTGGTGGCTTATGAAGTATTTCCAGCGGCTTTCATTCTCCTTGCTGATGGTGCAAGGCATGTTGTTCCAGGTCTCGATGTCGCGCAAGCCCTGTTCCACCAATTTGTCGTAGGGCACAATCTTTGTCTTTTGCGCGCTTGCCTGGTTAGACTCGCTCCGGGCAAAGGGGCGGGCAATCCAGTCGGCATGCTTTTTCTCCAACCCGTAGCGCATTTGCTTCCAGTAGGCCTCACACCGCTTAGCGCGGGCATTGTTGGCTTCTATACGCACCCGGTTGAAGACAGCCCCTTCGCGCAGGAACGTGTCGCGGTAGTCAGCGTTCAGGTTGCTCTCGCACTCGATCTCCGCCGGGAGCGGCAGCCCCCATTCAGCGTAATTGCGCACCATCTGGCGGTAGAACTCCAGAATAATTCCTTTTTTATCCGTCCCGTGTACCCAGACCGTGATCGCCTCGCTGCCCAGGTCGACACCGAGATAGAACCACATGCGTTTGCCGTCAGCATACTCGAACGGGGGCTGGCGGTCGTCCACAGAGATCACCTCTCCGGCATAGTCGGGATGTTTCAGTTTTTCGAAGGGAACGAAAGCGGCAAGTCGCAACTGGCGGTTGCCGGTTCGTTTGCGCGAGGTGGCAGAGGAACTTCCCCAGGAACCCAGGAACTGCGTGATGGCACGGTCGGACACCTGGCGGAACTCCTTCGGATCGTACACTTCGCCGGTCTCACGGTTGATTACCTCCACGTAACCGGAGATGAAGCCTGCCAACTGGCGGCTGACCTCCGCCCGTGTAGGCTTGAACTCCTGGTGGGCATACATGCTTTCCAGGAGGTCGTAGGTCTGCTCGTATGATTTGCCTCGGTTATTGTTGTTGTAGCCTTTCAGCAGGGAGCCGTAACCCTCCGCCTCAAAGCGTTCCATCTTGCGTTTTAGCGAAAGCGGGTTGGAGGGAAGGTTGAACGGGGAAAGGTTGTAGCTTTTGCGCACGGCTTGGAAGTTGTCCAGCGCGACGGCCAATACCTTATAGGTGTTCTTGAAGGACTGGTTGCTTTTGATACATTCTTCATAATGGGCGGAACGCCACCGCAGTGCGGCACGGAGCACGCTGGCATCCAGCACATACTCGCGCTGCCGCTTGATATCGAGGTTGCCATACTTGCCGGGACGCACGCTGCTGAAGAAGGCTACCGCCTCGGCATCCTCCCAGAAGAACCGCTCCATCGAACAGTCTTTCCGACGCGGGTCGCCCAATTGCCTCTGCCACTCTTCGGGCAGGCTGTCGAAGGCAATCAGCACTTCGTTACCTCTTCCTTTCCCTTGACGGGCACGGCGAAGACCGAAGGCTTTCTTCTCATCCCGCGCGAGCTTCTTCCGCAAGGCCTCCCACGAGGGGAAGAACTCCGGGATCAACTCGTCCTTCGTCACCACCAATATGTTATTCCATTCGTGAGGCATGTTGTTTTACTTCTTTAGAATTTCACTTTTGTTCCCGGAAGCGGATTCGAACCGCTGACCATATCGCCTGAATTACCAGTTCCGATTGTTCTGCCTGACTGAACTATCCGGGATACCACCCTCGTACCGCGGGCCGCGTACCGATGCTAAACCAAAACCAATCTTAATTGAGACCTAAACAGATTGTTTATCCTTGTCGCTGCCACCAAGCAGCCGAACCATCCATTCTTCGAAGCGGTCCAACTCGCATAAGCAAGCCGCTTCGTTACCGATCAGCATGTAGCTGAAGAAGAACCAGACCGCGCAAAGCAGGCTTCCCGCCAGCATACCGCCCTTTTCCATCGTTCCGACCCCGGCAATGAGGAACAGCCAGCTGAACGCCCATCCGTAAAGTATCACCTTCGCTTTCATGACTATCCCTCCGCCAATTGTGATTTCGCCAACATCTTCGTCTCATAGACCAACGCCGGATCCTGCAGTTCCATCCAGCCGAAGCGTTTCTTCAGCAGCCGGTCCAATACTGCCCAGTTCTCCAGCGATACGCAGTCGTTGTAGTTGTACCACTGCTGTTCGCCCGTTACAGGATCCAAACCGGTAACTCCCCAAAGCTCCTTGCCCGGAGTACCAATGACCACCTTGCAGGCATCCTTGGCGATCACCACCCGGAACACCGGGCGTTCCTCTTCTTTCTTTCCGGTATACACCAACATCTTGAAGTTTACCTCATATTCAGAATCCATGTCAAATGGTGCATAGCATAATGCCTTGTAGTCGATTCTTTTTGTCTTTGTTTCCATCATTTTTAATTCTCAATTTTCAATTTCTTTGGCTCCCGCCCCGGTCTCGCCCCGGTAATTGCAAGTCGTTGGCTTTCTTGGCGGGAATAATCGCGGTTTTAGTCAAATTGCCTACCTTTGAGGCTGTCTTTATAAAATTCAAGTATCATGAGTAATTTGAAATCCATTCTTTTTCGAGCCGATATTCGCGCATATCTATCTTCGGGAGAGTCTTTCGACCTTGCTGAAAGAGTGCAGAAACATCTATTAAACCTGCTTACGTCTGTCACATCTGAAGTTGGGTTAAACGTGACTTCAGAGATATTCGACCAGTATGAGGATGAGATTCACGAGATGAAGGGATGTCGACAACCAATAGTTTCTCTCTGTTTTGAAGCTCATGCTCGAACGATTGATAAATTGATTGATTACAATCTGTTTCTTCGTTCGCTGGCTCGGTTGATGGACGACCAGTATTCCGATATTCGTTTTTGTTATGAACCTGGGAAAAGCGCGATTTGTCTCTCAAAGGGCCATTCCGAAACTGGTTCCAGTAATCCTCAATAGCATTGATCCGCTTTTCGCTTCGCAGGGTCATTAATATCTGCATGGCCTTGTCTATATCTTCCACCGTGTTGTTCACCATGATGGAAATCGTGTTGCTGTCTATTGTAGCTGTCATGTCTGTTTGATTTAAAGGTTAATTACTTGTTGTCTTCATTATCCCAATCAATCACCATCTGTTCGCAGATGGGTACCGGATCGGGATATATGATGTTTTGACGACGGTTTCTCTTTGCGATGCGGGTGATGCCTTCAACGATCGGCCTGCTCGCTGTTCTGCCGTTGTACACCTTACAGACATGGGCGTTTGTCACGTTATAAAATCCTGCCACCTCCGCCAGCTCCTCCCGGCTGATATAAAACTTCACCCGCTGTTTCCATTCCTCGAAGAACGGGCGGTACTTCGGCAGGGGCAGGCGTTTGCGTTGTTGCTGCTCCCGCATGCACTCCGTCTCGCCCTTGATCCGGTACTGGCCGGTTTGGCGGATTTGGGGGAGGACAACACCTGCCACCCAGTTGACGAAGGTATCCGCCTGCGGCTTGTTACTACGGAAAGCGAGTTTGTAAAGGGCGGCTTCGTCGATAACCGTTAGCATCTGTTCACCACCGCCACGAGTTCCGGAAGAAGGGGTGCGGAAAGTCCGCATCCCTTTCCATTCGTCAGGAATAGAGGCCAGTGTTGTTCCATTCCATCCAATGCCCAGCGCAGCTACTACATCTTTAGCAACGAACCAAGGCTCTTCGTTCACTTGCTGCGTGCGAATCGTCACATTCGCTTCCTCGTTGTAGAATAAATTCAGATTTGTTTCCATTTTGGACTTGTTTTAAATGATGATTAAATGATTGTTACATGTTCCTCTTTCTTTACCGACCCGCCCAACTTGATCGCCATCGCGCGGATCTTATTTGATAGTTCCGAGTCGGACCGGCAGTTCAACGCCTCGCTGACCGTTTTACGACTGCACTGGAAGATCGCCTCCAGCTTTTTCCTGATTTCTGTGTCTGCTAAAATCTTTGCCAT